CGCGTGGCATCACCACGCCGGCGCTCTGGGGTCGAAACGTTGTTCCGACGCAGTCCATGGGTGCCGGCGAGTTCCTGGTGGGCGCGTTCGGTGGCGGTATCGCTGCCGAGCTGCATGACCGCGAAGAGGTGAACGTCATGGTGGCGACGCAGGACGACCGCGACTTCGTCAAGAACATGGTGAAGATCCTGATGGAAGAGCGCCTGGCCCTGACGGTCTACCGTCCGGAGGCCTTCGTGAAGGGCACCATGACCGATCTCGACACCCCGTAAGGGCTGGACTAGGTCTATCGAAAGGACGGCACCGCCGTCCTTTCTCATTCGGAGATACGACATGTATGAAGTGAAGGCTCTGGCCAGTTTCGATCACCACGGTAACCGCCGTGTAGGCGATCAGTTCAAGGTGGGGAGCAAGCGTCAAGCCGACGAGCTGGCCGAGAAGGGTTTGGTCGAGGTTGTCGGTGAAGTGGCCGCGCAGGAAACCCTGGAGAAGAGCGCGGCGGAGAAGCTTGTCGAAGGGACTGCCTCCGACGTGATCGCATCCCTGGCGGGTAACCAGGACAAGGATATGTTGCAAGCCTTGCTCGCCGCAGAGCGAGCCGGCAAGAACCGCAAGACAGTTATCGACGCGCTGGAAGCTGCCGAGAAGGCGGACTGAGATGCGCCTGGTAACCATCGAACAGGCCCGGCAGCACTGCCGGGTCGATAGCGACGACGCCCAGATGCTGACTCTGTACGGCGGCGCCGCTGAAGACGCCGCCCAGGACTTCCTGAATCGTCGGGTCTACGAGGACGAGGCTGCGCTGGCAGCCGCGGTGCTTAATGGCACCGCAGGCTGCGATCCGATCGTCGTCAATGACGCGATCCGGGCGGCGGTGCTGCTCACCCTCGGGCACCTGTATGCGAACCGGGAAAACGTGCTCACCGGCACCATCGTGTCGGAGATGAAGGAAGGCACCCGCAGCCTGCTCTGGCCCTACCGGGTCGGGCTGGGGGTTTGACGTGGCCTGCCAAGGTTGCCAGCGGCGCCGTGCCTGGCTGTTGAAATGGATGGGGATTGCCCATGAACGAGCAAAACGAGCTGTCGGAAGCGCTGAAGGCATCGGCAGCAGCCCAACTGGCGCAGGCCGAGGCGATGATGGCTCTCGCCCAGGCGTTGGCGGAGAGCGCGGAGGCAACCAACCGGCTGATGGACTACGTCTGCCAGAGTGAGGACGTGGAGGCTGATCCGGAGGCGGGCACCTACATGAGCGGGAAGCCGCGGTGATCGCCGCCGGCCGCCACCGCCACCGGGTGCTGATACAGAACCCCGTGGAGACCCCGGCTCCCAGATCGGG